CGATGCGAGCCGCATTTGCTACTTCCCTGAATTTCTTCATTGCATCAGCACTCCGCCCCATTTCTTCAGAAAGCAATGCCATCCCCTCTTCAGCCGTTAGTCCCTTCAACGCTTTCTGTAATTCAGGGTCAAGTCGTGCAGACGCCTCCAAAAGAACACGAACAGGACCGACTCCCTTTTCAATGTCCTCTCGCAACTTAGCGAAGGAATCAGGAGTAGCAAAAAACTCCTGAATTCGGACATCAGTAAGACCACCTTCAACAGCCATATTCACCCGCTGCTGAAGTTGATCGAAAGCCATCAAATCTGCAACATCAACCTTCTTGCCAGAGACCCACTCTCGACGGAAGGCTTCGACATTGGCTCTCAGTCGCTTTTCCTGTTCCTCAAGCTGCTTTGGTTCTCTGGCCCCAGCTTTGTCGAAGGCTTGAAGATCAGTGAGGATCGCCTTCATCAAAGTCTTCATCTTACCGAGCCGAGCTTCTTCATCAGCCGCTTTTGCAGCAAGGCGTTGAGCTTCTCTAGCCTGTATCTCTTGTAGCGCCTGCTCAGCCTCAATCTTCTGCCGCATTACGCCTAAAACAGTACGCTGAGCATCATCTTGTAGCAGAATGTACTTAGTGCTCCCCGCAATCTGCTCAGCTTCATTCGCTGCCGCCTCCGCCCGCTGGAAAGCTGCTTGAGCCGCCGCAATCTGCTCCGGCGTCTTAGCCTCCCCCATTGCTTCTTGTGCTTCCTTTGCAAGTTGTCGAGCGCGGCGCATGTACGCTTCGGCACGTTGATAAGCTCCCTCATTTTTGTGAGCATACTTATAGACAGCATCCGAGTAAGCGGCCTCGGCATTCGCTTGACGCTCACGCGACTGAACAATCGCATCGGTGGTAGCTTTGGCAGCGTTTCGATACGCCGAGACAACACGTTCTTGAGAAGCCACCATTGCAGAAAGCGTGGTGCGAGTATCCTCAATCAATCGTGTATTTTTCTCTCGCAATTCATCCATTGCCTTGAAGAAATCTCGGCGGATAATCGCTGCTTTGTTTTCCCACACTTTGATCGAATCTCTGTTTGCTTTATCTTCAGCCTCAGCTATCTTTCGTAAAGCATCTTCTTCCGTCTTGATTCGTTGCATAGCCGAGTCACGTGCTGCTTGGGCTACTGCTTTAATGTCCTGGATAGCCCGAATCGACTGGTATGTTGATGCACCAACAAGATACGTCAAACCAGCCCCAATAGCCAACAATGCCCAACCAATGGGGCCCATAGAAAGATGCAAAACAGCCCACGTAGCTGCAAACGCTAGCACAGCCGCTCCAGCTTTAGCGAGAACAGAAATAAGCGTTTGTATCGCAGCGGAAATCTTCTCTGCCCCACCAAACCACTGCACCATGTCGGCAAGCACTTGAACAAGTGCGGCACCAAGGTCTTGAGTCAATGATACTTTGAGAGCGTTGATTTCCTTTGTCAACTTCTCGGCCGGCATCTTGGTAAACTCTTCATAGAGTTTCTCAAAATTCTCGGTAGTAACCTGCTCCATTGCAGCCATTGCCTTGGCAACTTGTTCGCTTCCATCACGTGTCAAACTCAACTCGGCTGTCAAAGCACGGACGTTTCGGATTGACTTTACAATCTCCGAGCCCATGTTATTCGAGGATGCAGCAATAGCATCCAAAGCCCCTTGAAATCCCTTCGCTTGAACCAATTGCTCAGGCGAAATGAAGCCCATCTCACGCAGAGATTTCTTCAAATCCTCGGACGGCTTCAAGAGTGCCACCATCACTTGTCGCAAACCAGTAGCCGTCTTGTGAGCTTCAAGACCGCCAATAGTCATCGACACATACGAAGCTGCAACTTCGTCGAGAGAGACCCCCAACTGTGCCGCAAATGGAATGACCGTTCCGATCGTGTCGGCCAGTTCCTTGCCTCGAATACGCCCTAATTGAATCGTCTTAAAGAACTTGGCTGCAACAATATCTGCATTGGAAGCATTCATTCCATACGCATTCAAAGTTCCAGTCAGCAGCAAAACTGCATCGTCAAGTTCCATACAACCGATACGTGCCAGCCTCATCGACGCATCCATGATCCGAGCACGTTCAGACATCGAAACGAACTGATTCGAGATGGACTGGTAAAGCCCTTCAGTGACTTGCGGTAATGGGATATTGAACTTCTTCGATAACTCGCCAGCTTCGCGGCCCAAAGACACAAAATCTCCGTGAATCTTTGGAGTGATTGCTTGAATCTCGGCAAGAGAACGCTGAAGTTCAATAGATGCACTGGTGACATCACGCAACATATTGCGCATCGTAGAAAGAGCGCGCACAATCATCTGCGTGATTACAATACGTGTTAGCATCTGCCACGAGATCATCAAACCTCGTGTCTGCGTATTTGCTGCTGCCGCCGCATTAGCACCTTGAGTCCCAGCCTGTACCATCTGCTGACCAGCAGATGTCGATGCAGTACCCAGATTCGTCATACTCTGAGCAGCTTGATTGATCTGAGTTTGAAGCCCAGGAGGTAACCAAAGAGATGGTTGAGCAGCAGCGGTAGGAGAGGCAGCGGGACCAGCAGCCGTTGGGAGAGCAGGGAGAGTCATCCCCGCCGCAGCAGTGGCCAACTGACGCATCGTCGCAAGAGCGGCCTGAGCCTGAGCATTCCAAGTGCCTAGTTGCGTGGCATGATTCTGGAATGACACCTGCGAGGCTTGCATCCGGGCATCAAGATTCTGCAACGCAGTCAAAGCCTGCGTTACATCGAAGCCCAGTTTATTGAGAATTTCGTCAGCCATCTTGGTTACCGCACGCGCTTACTTCTAACATACGGAGCAACAAGCGGTAGACTAGCATCACCTGTCGCGTGAACAAACGCCGCTGCGCCTTTGACCTGGAAATTGTACGGACCTGGATTTTTCAGTCGTCCGAAAAGCGTGGGATCAGGTTCAAAGTTCGCGTTGTGGTACTCATTCCAAATCAACCAAGGGAGACTTGTGCCATACGTGAAAGTGTAGAGTCCGCTTTCAATATCGGCAACTAACTCTCCCGTGCTCGCCGATTGTCCAATTCCAGTCCGATCAAGCGGGGCCGGTCCCCCGCCGACCGGAACTGGGTATCCAATCTCACTCGCTACCTTGAGAAACGTAGCTCTCGACGCCCCACTCCAAAGCGGCACTTCTGCAATGACTGCCTCTAACCAAGAGGCAAGACCCAGTGCGAGAAGCTCTCGCATCGTCTTATCGAGTTCCTTCTTGTAACTGACAAGATCAATCTGTGGACTTCGGTAGGAGTATTTGAACTTCATGGTCAGGTTCTTCGTCGGCGCGGTGGGCGCGATGTTGAGTGTGGTCTTGGCGGCAACGAAGCACTACCAGATGAATCTGATGTTGTTGCGCCTGCCAATTTTGCTTGCCACTGCTCTTCATCGTAAGTTGCAGTCTGATCGAAAGCGACAATCATTGCCTGTGCTTCGACCCCACACTCGTCCCACGATTCCTTCACACCAGGCGGGCGAATTCCTAGTCTTGCGCAGGCTCGCCAGACGGCGTACTCACCTGTTCGGTAACTAGGCCAGAGGATGTGGGCGACTCCGGAACCTGACCAAGAAGAAAAAGCTCGCGCGCCTTCTTCAGCTTGTTCTCATCCAGAGCATTCGCTTCCATCACCAGTGCTAGAACACGACTGACTTCGACTTCGCTCAGCCCGCCTTCACGCAAATCCTTTTCCCAATTCAACCAGGTGCGAGGATCATTCTCTACCACCGTGTCCCATTCAATGTCGCTTGGCTTCAAAGAATGAAACACCATGTAACCGAGCCGTTTCTTCCCCCACTGATTGAGCACTTGCTGGTACGTCGGATCATCCGTCATCGGAACAACACCATCCCGTGTCAACTTGCCGGGCGGTTGAGGTATAGGGCACTGCGCAAGAAACGCATCCATGTCCTTCAACCCAACCGCACGAAACACAAGATTCTGTTCTCCGCGCGGTAGAACCAAAACCACTTCGTTGCAAAGAGTCTTTGGATCAAGACCACCAATCTTCATGTTTGTTCTCCCTCAAAAAGTCGCCAGTGCCGGGTGCAATCCGGCACTGACGAGAGATTCGATGTTACGCATCCTCACGAGTCACGACCGGCTCAATGACATTGCACTTGCCAGTGAGCGAGATGTTCGCGTCCTTGAAGTTGACTTCCTTGGTGTCTGCCCGGAAATCCGGGAAGAGCGTGAATTCCTTTTGTGCGCCGCCACAAGGCGGGACATGTTCGACTTCAATGTCGATCGCATACGGTTCGCACAGGTCCGCCGAAGACGAGACCCACTCAGCCGCGCCGCCGATGCCCTTGAGTGCATCAATCGGGGTAATCACTTCCGATGTACCCGTTGTGATGTGCTCATAGGTGCATTCCAGCTTCACGTCAAGCGGCACTTCGTCGCCTTCTCGCACTGTGTCAAGATCGCCCCGGTCCAACATATACTCATAGGTCCGGTGTTCGGTGTAGGTGATATTTCCATCGCCGACCTTGATCTCGATTTGCTGCGGAAGAAAATTGACACCAGCCCCAGTTGCACTGGCAGCGACATCGGATTCGAGTTCAGGACTGAATTCGATACTCGTCGTTGGGCCTGTTGCACCGGGTGTTCGCACGGTGACAGTGTGAATCGTCGTCGGAGGCGTCTCCGCGTCGAGTGTAAAACGGGCACCAACTGGCACCTGATTGGTGACAGCGGTATTCAAAACAGGGGCATTGATCGTGAGATCAGTGACACCAGCGCCTGTCGCGCCATGACCTGCATCACCATCCAGTCCATCTTTGAACCGGACGATACAGTCACGAAGTTCAATTCTGGCCATTTGTAATTCTCCTCTTTGTTGTGGCTAGTTGTTGTCAGAAAGTTCCATCACGTACCAGCAACCGACCATCGACTGTCTCAGACGATCCGTCAGCGTCATCTGACCAAAATGATGAACCTTAATCGGGTTGTTTCGGTCATTCAACGGCGACAAACAGCCAAGAAGTGATTGATCGTCTTCTGATCCATTTCCGTACCGATAGACCGCAATAACGGCATCCATTGCCTCGTGGTAGAGACCAGCAATGAGTTGCGGGGTGTACCGATTCTTAGGCGGTTTATCCATCCGGCTTTGAATCAATACGCGAACTCCCACTTTGAGTTCATAGTAGTTTCGACTAAGCTCACGGGAAAACGGTCCTGTTATAGCGATCTCGACATGCTCGCTGGCCTCCATGATCTCGTCAGTACGATCGTCAACGCCCTCAATGAGAACCTTGATCTTGTTGTCCGTAGCGACCTTCTTCAGGCAATCCGCTAAAGAGGAGAAAATCCAGCGCGCCCAGTGAGGGTTCACAGCCATCTTTACACCTCTCCAACTGCTTCGGACTCGACTTCAATCGTGTCTTTTCCATCAACCGATTGCAGCAGACCTGTTTCCAAGTCTGTCTCGCCCAAAAGCACCTTACCTGTGATAATCCAGCCCGAATCAAACTCCATCTCTTCGATCTTCTCGAACTGGTACTTGCGGCCGTTATACACGAGCCAGTCATCCTGACTTACCACCAAATCCCTGGCGTCCCGTCTGTCGATGATGAAAACCCGCTTGCTGGAATCAAAGCCTCCGCCTTGGACCATCAACTTGTCAGCCGAAATCACCGAGATATTGCGAACAACCTCTCGCGTCATCGTAGCCGGCAACACAATAGCCCGTTTCACGCGGGTAGCTATGGTCTCAACGGTAGCTTCACCGGTTTTAGGGTCAACTTCAGAAGTCAATAATCGGTAGATGACAATAGGGCCACCATACTGCCGCTTCAAAGCGTACAGCGCAATCTGCATCTGTCGATTCAGAAAGTATTGATGCGGCTGCATAGTGGTTCTCGCCTACTCTTTCGATTCTGGCTTCATCCATCGTTCATCCATCGCCCGCTCCAACCGCCGCATGATAGATGTGTTTCGAGTAATAACCCTAGTACACTTCTTCACAAGCGGTAGAAGCACTTTCCGTTGTTCATCTTCCAACTTGTTAATCCGAGTTCCAAGTCGGCATTCACGCATCCAGCCTTGCCACAACAGAAAGCAAACCATCAGGACCAGAGGCCCGTACTGCTTCAAAATCACGAGCGCAGTTTGCCAATCCATGATAGCCTCCAAGAAACGTGACAGAAAGCCACCCTCCCAGGTTGTCCCTGGGAGGGTAGCGTGACAATCAACACACGCCGTCGGTTAGCCGAGAAGAATCACGGCCAGGTTCTCATCCAGAACAGCAACGCCGGCCAGGATGTCCAGGTTGACGACCGTGCCGCCCTCTTGGATGTCGTACTGCATCGTCACTCGCATGGAGATGTTGTTGTACGAACCCACGTGACTCAGCACGCCCATCTGACCATTCGGCACCGCCAACGGGCGAGTGACGAGAGCCAGCGAGTCCCGATGAAACGCCATGTTCAGCGAACCAGCAGGACCGGGGAACGCCTTGTCATTGTCGGCGAGAGCGACTTCAAGCGGGCGGTCAAGGATAACCGACTGCTTACCAACGGCCGACAGCCAGCTTTCGATGACCGTGTAGGTCCGGCGAGCCGCACCCGTACCGAAAGAAATCAACTGCCCGACTGCCGGAGCCACTGTGGTCCAGCCATCAAGCACGATGGCTTCGCTGTAAGCGAGAGCGTAGTCGCCATCGACATCGCACGCCGTGTAGACCGAAACCACCGCGCCACCGACTGTGGCGTATTTGTTGGCCTCGTTCAGCGTAATCGACGTGGTGTTACCACCACCATCATCTGCCGTCGCAGTGACGTAGGTCGGCTGATCGTTGCCAGCCACTACCGCGTACTCACCGATCAATGTCACGTGACCGGTCACTGCACAAGCCTGGGCACCACTCCCACCAGCCGCCAAAGCGTTGGTGACCGTCCCTTCGGTGACCTCGGAAGCCGAGACCGAAGCGTAAAGCAGGCTGTTGACGTTCTGGTCCATGTACGTGCGGAACCCGAGAATACGGCCGAGTTCAGCATTTTCCAGAGCCGTCCCGCCGTCGCCACGCTCGTTGGCCTTGATGAACAACTCGGTCTTGAGCAGCGCGGTTTCGCTTGCCGGAGCCAGAACCAGGTTGCGACCGTCCATCGGGGCCTTGTTAATGTTCAGCACTTCCCGTGCCTCCAGCATGTAGTCCTTGCTGTTGGCGCTGGTGAGATTCTGAAGCCGACCAACACGATTGGCTGGAGCCCGCAGAAAATTGTGGCAACGACCGAGCACGGCGCGATCGACGGCACGAGCAATCGACTGCATACCGGGACGCAGGTAGATGTCCACCAAATCCTGGAACGACTTGCTGGCTTCACCGTCCTTGATGGTGAACGACGTGTAGAACCACTGATCCAGCGGCACCTGCACGTTGGTCGCATTGGCATCCTGCTGAGCCAGAGTCGTACCGTCCTTCTTCCGGCTGATCCGGAAGGTGCCAGGCCGACGAGTGTTCACCACGTCGCCGAAATTGCGAATTTCATCCTCGAAGTCCCTGTGGACAAGGTTGGCGATGACCATGTTCTCTTCGAGAATGGCCAGACCTTCCTGAGCCCAATGCTCGGGGATGAAGGCGTCGTTGTCGTTGGCGAAACAAGCAACCTGAGCCTTGTTGAGATACAAACTGTTCATTGTGTTCCTCTGAAAAGGTTTCGTGTGGATACTGTCATCAGTATCCGTTCAGTCAGTTTCCACCCCTGACCGTTGTGTCGGCGTTTACTATCGCTTGCGCCGCAACCCCAGAGCTTCAGGGTTCTTCTCACGGAGTTCTCGGTATTGCTGCGGAGTCAATTTCCGCACGTCAACCCTACCACTGCCCAGCACAGTGCTGGTAGCCTGTCCTGCTCCGATGCCACTCACAACACCTGACTTGAACAGGTTGCCATAAGTATCGGGCAGTTCTTTCATCCGCTTCACCGCTTCCTCGGGTGTGCGAACCATCACAACCGGTTCTCCCGTCTTGGGATCGACATCATTCATCTCGACCATCGGTCGATACTTTCCTGTCGGCTTGCCGGTCTTCTCGTCCACCACTTCAAGCAGCTTCGTGAGGGGGCGCAAGATCACGATGATCTGGTCAGCGTTGAAGGCGTCGTTCTTGACGGCCGCATCTTGCAACGCGCGCTCAACCGTGCTGTCACGGTACAGGTTTTCCCAAAAAACGACCTTCTTTTTCAAGTCGGTCACTTCGGCACCATGTACCTCTTCCAACTGCTTCTTCTCATGGGCGAGTTGCTGTTCCTTTGTTCGCAACTGACCCTGAATCGCGGTGAGATTCTCTTCCAGAGCCTTCCGCGTGGCCTCGGTCATGGATTTGTCAGCAAGAGCTTCTTGCAATTTGGCTTCCATCTGGGCCAGCGCCGTCTGATGCTTTCGACGATCATCCGCAAGAAAACGATTCACATCTTCCTGAGAAAATGTCGTCTTTGCAGCACCAGCCGCAGGAGCAGAAGCAGCCCCGCCACCAGGAGAAGGAGTTCCACTGGCGCGAGCAGCCGCCGCAGCCGCCGCAGCCGCAGCCGCAGCCGCAGCATCAGCCACCGAATCACCGGCTCCAGGATTCCCTGTGCCGTCGCCTTCACCCTCGAAACAAGACACACAACCACGAGACCGATACAACTGGGAAAGAACGTTCATGTTCCACCTTTCACCCTGGCGAGTTGACTCAAGAACCGCAATGCAGGACGCCAGTTTCCCGCTGGTTCACCCGGCTCTTTCGTGCCTGCCGGTCGGACAGGGTACAACTACAAGCTGCACCTGACGGAACAGGGTTACGAAACCCTCGAAATCTTGACCGCATCACCGTCACGCAAATACGGTCTCAACCGACGCCAAGCAACGGCGTTCGGAATCATGTTAATCAAATGTTCAATCGGCAACTGATCTCGATTGAACATGGTCTTGACTCCTCCATACGTCGAACTTGTTACAGCAAGAGTTTCCAATTCTTGCTCTGGGTCCTTGTTATCCAAGAGACTGTGCGCCAGTTCATACTGTGCAATCCGAATGTCTTCTGGCACCTCCGTATCAGCACCTCGTGGAAATTCATTTAGTTGAGCCACTTCAGCGGCTTGAATCTCGGCACGAATGTCATCGTCGATCGTTTCATTCTCATGGGCTTCCATGACCAAGTAGACCGTATGCTTGTATCCTTTGAAATTGAGACCGTCAATCAGTCGGCGTGCAGCGATCAAAGCCTTCTCTCGGTCGGATGCTGAGGCTGCCGTCCACGCCCACTCATGCAGACGTTGGTTAAAGTATTCGGCAGCTTCTACAAGCGTACCGTAATAGGTCGCATTCAAAGCCATTCTGTCACCTCATCAGTACCGACACAACCAATTGAGATTGGTTCGGTCATCGTGCAACTCGCACCAACCTTGACCCCAGAGATCGTGAAGCATCTCGAAGTATTCCTGATACATCCATCGTACTCGACCTAAGCTATAGTTTGCAATAGCTCGTTGTCGAATATACCACGGATCAAGGTCACCAACATGTTTCGCGGCCCACACAAACTGATCCAGCGTATGGCATCTGAAACCAGTTTTGCCGTGTTCCACTGTCTCAGTGAAAGCACCAAAATCAGTGGATATGACAGGTGTTCCGGCCATTTGAGCTTCAACAGCAACACCGCCAAACGGCTCAACGTAAAATGTTGGTGTAAATACCGCTCTCGCATTTCGCAGCAAGTCGGCCTTTTGTTGCCCAACAACACAGCCTACGTATTCAAGATGATCCCCTTCAAACACCTCGCCAGCAACACACTCGATTCGGTTGCCTTTGACTTCCTTGACACCTTGCCCGGCCAAAATCAATTTGGCTCC